GGCGCACTTGGCGTAGTCCAGAGGCTGGTATGGCTTACTTGAATTGGGCCTCTACTCTTACTAACGAAGAGTTCCTCGACGATGATAAGAAGCACGAAGCTGTCCTAACTTATCAAGCTACTGCCGCAAAAGAAATTATCGAGCTTTACACTTGGTGGACTACTGTGTATCGTAATCGTCCTGAGCCAATGGAAGCAAGTGGCTGGACTGCGTATTGTGAAGCCGCACGTCTAGCCAATGGTGGTCGACTAAGTTTTAGTAAAGACAAAAGTCCCGAGCTTGCCGAGATGAGCCGTGTTGCTATGGACAAGATGCATAAAATGGAAGAGGCTTACGAAGCAGAAGACGAAGCTATGATGATTCGTCTTATTAAGATCCGTCAGAGCCTATGGACATAAACAAATTTAGAGATGACCTAAATAGTATTAGTCCATCGTTTTGCGCGGCAAAATGGAAGCAAGTAACCTTACATCTTCAAACAGGGCATAATCATAGTTGTCATCACCCTGCTCCGCATAAAATACCATTGGAAGAACTAACAGCTAATCCGTCAGCATTACATAATACTAAGTTCAAAAAAGAACAACGTAAAATGATGCTGAACGGTGAGCGTCCAAAGGAATGCGACTATTGTTGGCGTGTTGAAGATAACAGCAATTCACTAAGCGATAGAATTTTTAAAAGTGCTGACAAGTGGGCCGCTCCACATATACCAGATATTGTTAGCAAGCCGTGGGACCATGATGCTGTTCCTAGCTATGTTGAAGTTAGTTTTGGCAATGTATGTAACTTCAAATGCAGTTATTGTGCGCCCAATGTTAGCTCACGTTGGATGGAAGAAATTGAAAAGTTTGGTCCATATCCTACATCAGGAAACTTTAATAACTTAGATTGGCTTAAACAAACTGACCAAATGCCTATACCGCATAAGGATGAGAATCCCTATGTCGATGCTTTTTGGGCGTGGTGGCCTACTGCTTATCGCGAGCTTGAACATTTCCGTATCACCGGTGGCGAACCTTTACTAAACAAAAACACTTTTAAGATATTAGATTATATAATTGATAATCCTAATCCAAACTTAGACTTTAGCATCAATGCTAATATGTGTCCACCCGATGATATACTAGATAAGTTTATTGAAAAGATAAAGCTAATACAAGGTAAAGTTAAAAGATTTAAAATCTTTACTAGCGCAGAGGCACACGGTGCCCAGGCAGAATATATCCGTAATGGTATGGATTATGTTCAATGGATTGCTAACATAGAACGTGTGCTTACAGAAGTGCCTGGAGTAGGATTTACTATTATGAGCACATACAATGCTCTTAGTGTTCCTAGTTATACTAAGTTTTTACAAGATGTATTAAGACTTAAGACGCAATATTATAAACCTGAATACAAACAGACTGCTGTACTTTTAGATATTCCATACTTGCGTTGGCCTCCACACCAATCTATTTTTATCTTAACAGAAGACTTTGCCGCAACAATTAAAGAGCATGTAGACTTTGTTGAAGCACATGCAGAAGGTAAAACAACAGATACTTATCTAGGGTTTGATCGATTAGAAGTCGAACGAATGAAGCGTACATACGAAATCTTTTTATCAAATAAAGATTCTGATATTATAAAAAATAGAAAAGATTTTGTTATATTTGTTGACGAGCATGATCGTAGACGCGGTACTAATTTTTTAGCTACCTTTCCTGAAATGGAAGAATTTTATTATTTCTGTAAAGCATTATGAAATATCAATTAAACTTTTTATACGATTATGTATTCCCAAACTTTATTGTACCTAATGCACTTGCACCTGAATACACAATTCTAAACTATTTAAACAGTCAATATTCTAATCAGGATAGGGATAATTGTTTTACTGATCCAGGTGCTAGTAACGTTACCCAATCTATTTTTAATAAAAAATTTGGTGATTGGCCAAGCAGTATTAGACATAACGGTTCTCACTTTAATGCATTCACTTATGCTGAGAATTTAGATATTGTTGAGAACTCATTGTACTTTGGTAAAAAGCAAGTAGACAAATACATTTACCTTATTAAAATAACTCCGCATTTAAATGAATTTGTAGGAGTTAATTTAAAACCTGGAAGTAAATTAAATGGTGAATATTTTTGGAAACACATGTCTGAAGAAGCATTACAAGATGCACAAAACAGACGTGCTGTTATATTCATTGACTATGCTCAAGAAAACTTTATAGAAAAAGAAACTTATCAAAATTTACATGAGGCATTAAAGCAAAGCGGAATTCCAAAAGAACAAGTTATTTTAGCATTTAATACATTTAATGGCAAAGAGCTTTATGAGTCTTGGTTCGCACCACATGAAAGAAGATTAGAAGTACATAATTGGTGCTATGTAATGTGCCAATCTTCAAATTATTTTTTTCAAAATCCTACTTATAGTGTAAGTCCTGAACAATTTAATAACAGTCGTAATGTTAAGCGACCTAATCATTTCTTATTTAAAATTAGAAATACCCGACACCATAGACTAGCATTGTTATACAAAATGGCGTCAGATGGGTTATTGCGTATTGGGGATTGGTCTTGTTTAACTAAACTACATCTTGATCCTAGAACAATCGAGTATTATAAAAATGTTTATCAATTAGATTTTAATATCGACTCTGTTAAACAAATATGCGATTCTACACCATACACATTACAAAATGAAGGTAATAATAGGCACGAATATGTAAGTGCATGGACTGATAAAGATCCTACTCCACATGCTAACAGTTATTTTTACATCTGTACAGAAACTTTTGTGCATGGTGAACATAAATCGCTAACTGAAAAAGTTTTTAAACCTATTGCTAACTTTCAACCTTTTCTGTTTGTAGCATACCCTGGAGCATTAGCCCTACTAAGGAGCATAGGGTTTAAAACATTTAGTCCTTTTATAGACGAAAGTTACGACTCCGAGCTAAATGAAGGGCGACGAGTAAATATGATCTACAAAGAAATTGCTAGATTATGTGCTATGTCTAAAGATGAAATACACAATTGGTATTGGCAAATGGAGGATATCTTTGTACACAATCGTAATTTACTATTGGAACTACATAAGAACGATCCTACCAGTATTGAGCTGATAAAATATTTGCACCAAAGAACTCAGTAAATAAATATCCAATGAATTACAAAGACAGTAACTGGCACACAGTAGATACTTCATATTTAAAAACATTTGGACAAGAAGTTCCAGTTTATTCTCCTGCGGTGTATAGAGAATATAGAGGAGAAATATTTACTACATATCACTCTAGTACGCATCCAGTTAATCAGTTGTTGCCGGATGATGTTACTGTACATACTAGATTTTCAAAGTCATACAAGAATGTCCTACGTGGATTACACTATGACAATAAAACTTGGAAACTGGTACAAGCTCTAGTCGGAGACATTTATCTAGTAGTGCTTGATGCACGAGAAGGTAGTGCAACGTTTGGTAAATGGGAATCTTACATAATATCCGAAAATACTAGAGATCAAGTATTAATACCTCCAGGGTTTGCTAATGGGCATTATGCACTAACAGATTGCATTTTTCATTACAGTTTGTTTTACCAAGGTGAATATGTTAATGAAAATCAGCAAGGTGTAATAAAGTGGGATGATTCAAATTTCAAAATAGTATGGCCTACTGATTCACCTATCTTACAAGGACGTGACAAGTGATAACAAATATAGAACAATATCCTATTAAAAGAGATATTCCTTACACTACAGAAAATCTAATAGACTTTGAAGATTCTATTGTATCCTTATGGGAAAATGCTAAGATTCGAGGTCCGGTGCATTTATCAAACGGTAACGAAACTGAACTTATAGAAATCTTTAAAAGAATTGAAACAACTGATTGGGTATTTTCTACATGGCGTTCGCACTATCATGCCCTACTTAAAGGTATATCCCCTGAATGGATTACTGAAGAAATTCTAAAGGGTAAATCTATTAGTGTATGCAATATTAACGAACAATTTTACAGTAGTGCTATTGTTGGCGGTACGCTATCAATTGCTTTAGGTGTAGCACAACAAATTAAAAGAACCAATGGCACAGAAAAGGTATGGTGCTTTTTAGGCGACATGAGCTTTGAAAGCGGTATCTTTTACGAAGTACACAAATACGCTAGAAACTTTGATTTGCCTTTATACTTTATTGTAGAAGATAACGCAGTATCGACTTATACACCAACTGACGCAACATGGAATGGCAAACGTGATATTCCTAGAGATGTGATACATTATAATTATAAATCAAAATACCCGCATTACGGAACTGGAAAATGGATCGCATTTTAAAATTAGTATACGACAACTGGTGTAAAGATGTTGTTCCATTGGCTAATGGTATACACCCTGCGTTAGTAGAACACATAAAACGAACTGTTGAACCGTTGGATGTATCTATGGCAGAACATACTGTTCGAACAATAATGAATGGTCCTGAGTTTCCATTTAGAAGCCATAATAATTTTTTAAAGTATTTTAAACAGCATTATCCTAACAATGAAATAGTTTCTCCTAGTCAAATATTAGACGACGGCGCTGTATACATATACCCAATAGAAATACGTACTAATTTAAATCGTTTATATGATCAACAATCTTTTAGTTTAGATGGTAAAGAATACACATATTATTTTAACGATACATTTTCTCCAACTATATTAAAATACTTGCAATTAGGAAAAGTTAAACTAGTAATAAATTATGTTCACGATCCAATTACCTACCCCGATGAAATAGAAAAATTTGACTCAATGCTAGAATCAATTGGAGTAGACGGTAGCAATGTTATCATTGCATCCGGTAATGATTATTCTGTTCCTAGTTCTAAAATTAAATTCTCATGCGGTAGTTTATTTGTTCGAGAAGACGCTGAACGAGTTATGACACGCCCGCACATTAATCGACTTGGTTATATGTCAGATTATGTTAGAGAACATAATTTAGATCCTAGCGTAATTAGACCTCAAAGATTTTTGTGTTTTAATAGACAGCTTGCTAATCGAAAACATAGAGTAACACTTGGATACATAGCATTAAAATACAATTTACTGTCAAATAGTATATTCAGTTTCCTTGAAAAGATAAGTGAAATAGAAGTTTTAGACACTATACGATACTGGAATACTTACTACAAGGATGTAGATGTAGATGCATTTGCTAAACAACTGACTCAAATTCTTCCTTACGAAATTGATACACAGGCACTTAGTCAATCTGAAAAAACTAATTTTCAAACAAACAACAATAAAAAAGATTTGTATTTGAATACCTATATTCATATTATATCCGAAACAAGATTTCATGACGGTGATAGTCCATTTATTTCAGAAAAAACATTTCGACCTATAGCAAACTTGCAACCATTTATATATGTAGGCAACTACAATTCATTAAAAACATTGCAAGGTTTAGGATTTAAAACTTTCCATCCTTATATTAACGAGGAGTATGACAGCGAAACAGATCCTGAAAAACGCATGTCGATGATTGAGCAAGAAATAAAGAAACTAAATGATTTACCGATTGAAAAATTACACGATTTGTATTATAATCTAAAGGATGTATTGATTTATAATCGACAGCATCTTACTACGTTTATTAACCAAAACCCGTACGAAAACTTAATGAGAGATTTACAAAATGGAATTTAAAAATAAAACAATAATTGTTACTGGTGCTAATGGGCTAGTAGGAATACCAACAGTTCGCAAGTGTGTGGAAGAAGGTGCGGCTAAAGTTATTGCCGTTGATATACAAATGGGTCATCAAATGGATCTGTTGCTTGACGAGTATCCCGAGATTGTAGAGTTTAAAATGATGGATCTACGCTACCTACACAACTGCGAAAGTCTATTTAAGAATAATAAAGTAGATATTGTATTGCATATTGCAGGAGTAAAAGGATCTCCAGAGCGTTCAAGTAAACAGCCTGCAGACTATTTGTTTCCTATGCTAATGTTTAATACAAATATGATTAAGGCAGCTTTTGATGCTAAAGTAGGATGGTTTGTTTATCTATCATCAGTTGGGGTTTATCAACCTACAGAAATCATGCGTGAAGAAGATGTGTGGGTAACAACTCCAAGTAAGAATGATTGGTATCCAGGTTGGACTAAGCGTATAGGTGAAGCTACATTAGAAGCACTTCAAGTTCAATATGGTTGGGATAACTGGACTGTTATTCGTCCAAGCAATATATACGGCACTAATGATGTGTTTTCACAAACTGCTACTGTTATCAGTAGTAATGTTTGGAAACTATTCAACGCAGAAGATGACATAGTGTGTTGGGGTAACGGAAGTGCAAGACGTGATTTTGTCTTTGGAGATGATGTTGCCCAAGCAAGCATTGATGTAGTTAAGAAAGAAGTTAAGGATATTATTAATTTTGGGTGTGGTGAAGCAATTACTATCAAAGAAACTATTGAAACAATCGTTGATTGCTATAAAGAAATATCAGGCGAAACTAAAAATATTGTATGGGATGAAACAAAGATGAACGGTGACCCAGTTCGTTGCCTAAGTCCAGAACGTCAAAAGAAATACGGTATACTTCCACAAACAACTTTACGAGATGGTATTATGAAAACAATCCTAGCATACAAAAAGGTATTAAGTAAATGAAGATTGGTGTTTGTTTTAGCGGACAACTGCGAACAGGAGTATGGGCAATCCCTGCAATAAAATCGTTCATAGGTGATCTATGGAAAGATTGTGATTTTTTTGTACACACATGGGATTCTCAATATAATAAAAATTATAGTGACAAAGTAATAAACGATTTAAGTAATTTAATTTCAATAAGGATTAACTATAAAAATCCAGATCGTCTAAACTGGGCGCCAGTGGAGACTGCGGATCTTAATAGATTTTTAAGTATTTATAATCCAAAATTATTTTTAATTGAAAATTACAAAACTACAGCCGATAGCATAGAAGAATATCGACGTAATTTTATTACACAGTATAATTTACCAGCTGGGCAGGAATATTTTCCACCATTAATGTATTATTCATATTATCGAAGTGTAGAGATGTTACAAGAATATGAGAGGCAGCACAAGATTAACTACGACATTATAGTTAAACTGAGGCCTGATGTTATTTTTCCTATGCAAGACGGCGGCGACACATATTATCATGCACAAGCTGATTTGGAAAAAGACATAACAAATGTGTTATCTAACCCAAATGCTTTATATCAAACTAGTGACTTATACTGGGTGTCAACCGGTGACACAATTAAAAAGGCTAACTTATTTTGGGAAGAAAGTTTAAAGGCCCCTAATGTATCATTATGGTCCTACATTAGAGATGTGGGTATTGATTTAAAAAAATCAGAAAATCTAGATTATACATTATTAAGAAATTTATGGAGACATATACCAGTTGATAATTATTTTATGATTGATGCATTTGAAAGATTTTTTTTAGAGTTGCCACCTAAAGTCAACGCTGTTAAAAATCCTGGAGAAGATTTTCATAAACAACATTTTAGTGAATTAAAGTCTTACATACACAATTATAGTATTATTAAGGAGTTATGTGATGAAACAGGCTGTACAGTTAACTAACAAATTAGTAATATTTGATCTAGACGGTGTATTAATAGACAGTAGGGAGTTACATTACTACAGTCTTAATGATGCATTAAAAAGTATAGATGAAAAATATGTTATTACGAGAGATGAACATTTATCTATATATGATGGTTTAAATACAACACGCAAATTAAATTTGCTAACTGAAACTAAAGGGCTTCCGCAAGAATATCATGATATGGTTTGGCAACGTAAGCAATTAGCAACCTTTGAACTTATTAAAAAATTTCCAGTAAATAAAAAATTAATTGATATAATTTTAAAAATAAAATCAGCAGGGTATATGATAGCTGTTGCNAGTAACAGTATTAGAGAAACTGTAAAATTAAGTCTTTTAAGAATTGGTATAATGGAATATGTTGATTACTATGTTAGCAATCAAGATGTTACTAATTCAAAACCTTTTCCAGAAATGTATTGGAAGTGCATGATAGCATTACACGCCTTGCCAAAAGATACGTTAATAATCGAAGATAGTCATATTGGACGTCAAGGTGCGTTAAATAGCGGTGCAATGCTATTAGCAGTAGAAAACTCTCATGATGTATTGTGGGAGGATATTGAAAAAAAATTACAACAAATAAGTTTACAAATGACAAATAATATTCCTTGGAAAGATCGTAGATTAAATGTTTTAGTTCCAATGGCCGGTGCAGGTAGTAGATTTGCACAGCAAGGCTATACATTTCCAAAACCTCTAATTGAGGTCAACGGTAAACCTATGATTCAAGTCGTCGTAGAAAATTTAAACATTGAAGCTCATTATATTTTTATTGTTCAACAAGAACATTATGAAAAATACAATTTAAAATATCTACTTAATTTAATTGCACCGGGTTGTGATATTGTTCAACTTAACGGAATCACTGAAGGAGCGGCCTGCTCTACATTATTAGCTAAAGAATACATTAATAATAATCTTCCTTTAATTATTGCTAACAGCGATCAGTATGTAGAATGGAATAGTAATGAATGTATGTATTCATTTATGGCTGATGAAATAGATGGTGGAATCATTACTTTTAAATCTACCCATCCCAAATGGAGTTATGCATTAGTAGGTGATAACGGGTTTGTTAGTGAAGTAGCAGAAAAAAAGGTAATTAGTAACGAAGCTACTGTAGGAATTTATTATTGGAAGAAGGGCAGTGACTATGTTAAATATGCAGAACAAATGATCGATAAAAACATTAGAGTTAATAACGAATTTTATGTTTGTCCTGTTTTTAATCAAGCTATTGCCGATAACAAAAAAATAAAATCTAAATCAATAGACAGCATGTGGGGTATAGGAACTCCCGAAGATTTAAATCACTTTTTAAATAATTTTAAAGAAAACCATAAATGAAAACTACAGATAAGATTTTGGTAACAGGGGCAAGCGGATTCATTGGCTCCAATGTGCTTCGAGTGCTGTATCAACAAGGGTTCACTAATCTACGTGCCAGTACATTACAGCGAGGGTTACGTAACGACTTTGACGGATCAGAAACTATTGAATTAGTCAAAGGTGACTTGCGTGATGCAGAGTTTGCTAAATTTGTGTCGCAAGACATAGATGTAGTAATACATTGTGCGGCTAACACTAGTAACGCATTAGATACTAAGTTTAATCCCTTGTTACATGTAACACCTAATGTTGAAATGAATAACAATATTATGGAGCAGTCATGGATTAACAAAGTACGTAAGTTTATTTTTATCAGTACAGCAAACGTTAATGGTGATTTAAAAGAAGTATACGCTGTAGAAGATCCTAACTTCATGAACATGCCCCTAGTACCTGTGTATAAAGCAGTAGGTGCTATGAAACGTTTTGGCGAAATGATGTGTGACTTCTTTAGCAATCAAATACATGATCCAATGCAGTGCATTATTATTCGTCCAAGCAACGCATTTGGTCCTAATGACAAGTATGACTTTGAAAAATGTCACGTTACACCAGCAAACATTCGCAAGGTAGCAGACGGACTTAATCCAATTCCAGTATGGGGCGATGGTACAGAGATTCGCGATGTACTACACGCAGACGATATGGCGGGCGGCATTGTTTATGTTGCTCAACACGTAGACAAATACGATATCTATAACGTATGCTACGGTGAAGGTTACAGCGTTAACCAATTACTCGAGTGGATGAAAGAAGCCGATGGCAATACTAATCCAATTGAGTATGTTAATAATCGAGCACCTATGATTCCAGTACGTCTAGTATCTAGTGAAAAGATTAATGCGCTAGGCTGGAAACCAAAGCGTGAAATCAAACAAGCACTAAAGGATACTATTGAGTGGTATCGTGCTCACAAAGACCAATTTGATCCAAATAGCAAACCATGAAAAGAGTTTTAATTACAGGCGGTGCTGGCTACTTAGGCTCTACACTAGCTGAACATTTACTAGCGCAAGGATATAGTGTAACTGTATTTGATAATCTGTTGTATAAACAGTTATCATTGCTACACCTTTTTAAACGAGAAGGATTTAAATTTGTATTAGGTGATGTTAGAGATACATCTAAGTTGCTAGAACTAGTAAAAAAACATGATATTATAATTCCGTTGGCCGCTATTGTTGGTATGCCTGCTTGTCGAGCTAACCCAGAACTAGCAGTAGATGTAAACTTTAAACACGTTAAGTACATTTCTATGGCACTACGTGATGATCAAAAGTTAATCATACCAAATACTAATAGCCAATATGGTTCTAGTGAAACTATCATAACAGAAGACAGTCCTTTTAAACCTTTGAGCTTGTATGCTGAAACTAAGTGTGATGCAGAAGATGTTGTTCTAGGTAGTGGTAACGGTGTTGCGCTAAGGCTAGCAACTGTATTTGGTGTTAGTCCACGTATGCGTCAAGACTTACTAGTGAACGACTTTGTTTATAAAGCAGTTACTGATGGATACTTGGTATTGTTTGAAGCACATTTTAAACGCAACTACATTCATGTGCAGGACATTGCCCAAACATTTCAGTTTATAATCGAAAACTACGACAAGTGTCGAGGGCAAGCATTTAATGTAGGACTGTCTACTGCTAACCTAAGCAAGTTAGAACTTGCTGAGTGTATCAAAAAGTATGTGCCAAAATTAGCAATTAAGCAAGACGAGTTCAATAAAGACTTTGATCAACGTAATTATATTGTAAGTAATGCTAAATTAGAATCGCTAGGATGGAAACCCACTTTTAGTTTAGACTATGGTATAGAACAACTAATTAATGCATACCAGATGACAGTTGTTTACAATAACCGGAACTTTACAAATCTATGACACAACGCAGATACCTCCAAACATTCAGTGAATTAATCGACAGACTAAGCATTGTACAACTTAAAGAAGTTTTTATTACAGACTACAAAAAAGAGTACGGAGAAGAAATTGCTGACATCGTTCACGACATACAGTTAATTTTAGACGAGAATCCGGATTCTAAAATAGACGCAGAAACAATCCGTGCTATTATTGTTCTAGCTCAAATGAACTTACATATTTGGCATAACGAGTCAAATTACCGCAGGGGGATTAAAGATGGAAACAATCTTGAATTGACTCACGGACTAAATGGAATTCGTAATACAAGCAAAAACATTATCCAAGAAGTTGTAGGCGGGCGTAAAGATTATAAGGTTGATTGTCTTGCCGCTGACTTTAAAGGTTGGGAAATTAGTTGGGGGCGGGATGTTGCAGACGATAACAAACCTTCAGTGCCATGAGTAAACCACAAACATCAATTTATAAAGATGCCTTAACCGAGGCAATGACATTTTTAGGCGAGCAATCTAATACTGTATTCATTGGACAGCAAATTGTCTATCCAGGAAATCCGATGAGTACTACTTTAGTAAACGTAGTCAAAGATAAAATGATCGAAGTGCCTGTTATGGAAGAAACACAAATGGGCATGAGTTTGGGCATGAGTATGATGGGCCAAACTGTAGTCAGTTTTTATCCTCGTTGGAACTTTCTAATATGTGCCGCTAACCAATTGATTAATCATTTGGACAAGTATGAAGAAATGACCGGGCACCGAGCCAATATTATCATACGAGTTGGCAAGGGTTCGGACGATCCTTTGGACCCGGGCCCACAGCACAAAGCCAATTTCTTTGCTGAATTTAAGAGCATGTGCCCAAGTATCCAATTTTACGATCTAAAATCTGCTGAAGATATTTTGGACATATACAAAAATGCTTACAATGCGGGCGGTATACACATTGTGGCAGAATACCCACAGTTATATTTTGCTTGACATACTGCTCGTTTGACGTTATAATATAAGTATTGTTTAACTAGTTAGGAGCAGAAATGGCTAAAGCCGCTACAAAAACTCGTGTTACAAAGAAGCAAGTAATTGCTCATCGTACTCGCGCAGTAAAAGATACTAGCCCAAGTTGGGAAGGTTGCGAAACTTGGGACGCAGATACATTTCACCGTCATTTTAAACGTGCTATGGATTGGTACCGTTTGGAATCAGATATCAAAACTTACAAACCAGCAGTTGCCAAATGGATGGAATCCGTTGGTTGTACTAAAGCAGATATTACAGCGTTCAAAAAAGTTAAAGATAGCCGTGTAAATTCTACAATGGGTGCTATTGCTTGCTGTTTGAATCGCGGCATGACACCGCTTCGCGCAGATTTTAACCAAGGACGCGACACAGCGGCTTGGCTTCGTTCTGAAATTGTTAAAGTTATTGCAGATGGCAAGAATGACATTGACCCAGATGAAGCTAAAGCACTAGAGGCCGCAAAGCCTGCGGTGTACGTTCCTTCTATTCAAGAACGTGTGCGTGAATCTGCACTACGTATGACTGAAGAAATTGAAAACGCTATTGAAGGTTTCCAAACTGATCCAGAAGCGTTTGATCCAAAAGCATTTAAAGTGCTTAACCTGTTGAAAGCAGTTGAAGCAAAAGCCGCACATGCTCGCATTATTAAAGAGTTTTATGCTCGTGATTTGGCTGAATTGGAAGAACTTGCTAGCGGCGGTGCTGACGAACAATTGAAAGAAGGCTACTCACATCGTAGCAAAAAGCAAATCCGTAATTTGATTGCTTTCTATCAAGAAATTATGTCAGCTTGCACTATGCTTGCACAAGAAGCCAAAGTTAATCGTGCTCCACGTGCTAAGAAAGCACAACCTAAAGAAAAGATTGTTGCTAAATTGAAGTACATGAAGACTAACGAGCCACTTAAACTTGTGTCAGTTAATCCTACTGACATTATTGGTAGCAAGGAATTGTGGGTTTACAATACTAAGACTCGTAAATTGGGCAAGTATGTGGCTAATGAGTACATGGAGTTAGGTGTTAAAGGCACTACAATTACCGGATTCAATGAGCATCAAAGTATTTGTAAGACACTGCGCAAGCCAGAAGAAAAACTTAAAGAGTTCAAAGCGGCAGGCAAAGTACAGTTGCGCAAGTTCTTAGAAGACATTAATGCTACAGACACTAAGATGAATGGACGCATTAACGAAGAAACTATCTTACTTAAGGTAGCTTAATTAGCAGAGCCCTTAATTACTGCAAAGTTAATTACAGGGCTATCACTTGCTGTACCACTAACACTGGCAAATGTAATGTTAAAACTTCCGGTACCTACTGCTGATACAAATCCAATATAAGTGTTGGTACTTGATTTAAAGTTAATAATAACAGTATCTGTTGCGGCTACGGTAGTATTAGTTACTGTAAAGGTTACGTAGGTACCTACAGTAGGAGCCGCGGCAAATAAAGTAATAGCACCAGTAATATAACTTACTGTTACAGCACCCGTTCTACTGCCAGTTTGTGTTATAGTTCCGCCATATCCACTGCCTGTAGCATATCCAATACCGCCAGTACCTTTTAACAATATGCTAGTGCTAGCTGTTAGAGATCCGTTAACAGTAACTGAACTTGTTCCAGTTGTAGCACCAAGTGTTACGTTAGTTGTTGATGATGCTAGTCCGCCAGTACCAATATTAATTGTTTTAATGTTGCCCGAGGTCGTAGCACCAGTAGCAAAGTAATAAAAACTGTTACCGGTCGATGCTGTAAACAAGTTAACCGTTTGTGCGGCAGTAGCAGTATTACCGATTGACAAACTTGTTGCTGTATTAGCTAAGTTAAGAGTAGTTGCGGCTCCTAATAGTGCCACTGTACCGTTTGGTGTAGCAAAAGCACTAGTTAATCCTGTGGTACCATCTATGCTTGTTAGTCCAGCTAAGGTTGTTGAAGTTGCTCCCAATGCTACACTAGTTGATCCAAAGGTTACTGAAGTATTAGCCAACATTGTATTAGTAACCGTTGCACTGTCGCCTGTGCCAATCAGTGTACCGGTTGTAATCGGTAACGATAGTGTTGGGGTACCTGCTGTAGCAGTTGCCTGTAGAATTGCTGTGCCGCTGGTACTACCAGGAAACGCCACTGAACTGATACCAGTAAGTGCTAGGTTAGCACTTGCACGGCCTAGTGTTATACTTGTAGTGCCTATATTAAAACTAGAGTTAGCCAACATTGTGTTCGATACAGTTGCACTATCCCCCGTGCCCACCAACGTGCCGGTAGTTGTTGGTAATGTAAATGTAGTTGTGCCCGCAGTGGCTTGTGGCTGTAGTGTTGATGTGCCACTAACACTTCCAGGCAATGCTATTGAACTAATGCCAGTAAGTGCTAGGTTAGCACTGGCGCGATTAATTGCTACACTAGTTGTTCCTAAATAGAAAGTTTGATTGTTTAAAGGTACAGTACCAGTTGTACTTGGTAATGTAATTGTTGTTGAATCAGTGCCGGCTAGAGTAATTGTGTTGCTAACCGTAAACGTTTTACCATCTGCTACTGCTAGTGTTGAACTAGTAGCAGGTGCAGTAATTGCCATTTTATTAATACTTGTAGCAGTAGCTACACCTAATATAGGTGTAGTTAATGATGGACTTGTTGCTAACACTACACTACCGCTACCAGTTGAACTAGTAAGTGTAGGTGCTTGTGCGGCACTACCAGTACCAGTCGATGTTAAAAATTGAGGAGTTGTAGTTGTATTACCGGCAACAAATAGTGTAGTATTAGCCGCCGATTGATAAGGAATGTATCCAATTGCGCCACCGGCTATACTTCCTGCATATCCATCTATGCTTGTAATACCAGTTAATGCTAACGAACCAGTTGTTCTATTAATAGCAATTTGTGTGCTACCTAAATAGAATGTTTGATTGTTTAACGCTACTGTACCAGTTGTACTAGGTAGTGTAATTGTTGTGCCATCAGTTGCTGTGATTGTTGCACCAGTTGCTACCGCTGTTAATGCAATTTTGTTAATACTTGTAGCAGTTGCCGCACCTAGCGTAGGGGTAACAAGCGTAGGGTTTGATCCAAATACTAAGTTACCTGTACCAGTAACTCCAGTGCTAGTTACGTTGTCAATTTGAATAGTTCCTGCACCGCCTAGCACTAAATTTTGTACGTTTAGAGTACCAGTGCCTGGGTTATAAGTTAACGGATTTGTTGTAGTTTCGTAGTATAGTGTACTTGTAGGACTTGCTCCGCCACTTGTAAATACAGGATAATAAGTGCCAGCAGAGTTTTGAGTTGTAATAGTTGTTAACGCACCTGACCCATTTCCGGTATTTGTAATAGTGATTTTACGGTTTACAGCATCAGCAGTTAACGTAATACCGAACCCGCCTACGATTGTAAGCGTTCCATTAACGTCTGGCGCTATTAACGTTGCGTCATTTTCTCCCACGTTTGTGCCACTTGTTGTGACATAACGGAAAGCATCTCCTGTAGCTACTGGCATAAAAAGTCCTCTTTATACGATATTTAGTGTAATTTGGGCTTAAGATAAATACTCTAAAGAGACTTAACCATGGCCCAAATACTACAAGTAGCAGAAGACGGAAGCGTCATTATTAACAAAATAGCCCTAAATTATACTTCAGGGAGCATAATTCATTCTGGTAGTTTATCAATAACAGGGCAGACACAAATAGATACTAACCTAGTAGTGTTAGGAACTATTACTGCCAATACCTTCAATGTTAAGAATTTAGTTACCGATAACGGAAGTTTAGACTCAGTTGGACAGTGGATTTACAATTCAGAAGCTGAACTAAATGGCAAAGGATTTACTTGGAGTTACGGTGGTGGACAAACACAGTTAGCCTATCGTACAGGCAACAGAGTGTGGACTAACGGTAGCTTTGATGTTGCTGGCGGATCTACTTACAGCATTGATAACATACCTGTGTTAAGCGGAAATAGTTTAGGCCCAACTATTACTAATAGTAATTTAACAAAAATAGGAACTTTAGAATCGTTAACTGTGTCCGGCGACACTAGCGTTGCTGAGTTTTTCTTTGTTGACAGTACTTCAAATAGAATCGGGATTGGTACTGAAGAGCCAAACAGTGCTCTTAGTATCCTAGATAACAATGTTGAACTTACTTTTGGTAGTCCACAAATTAGCCTAGGAGCAATAGGAACACACAGCGGGCACGATCTTGCTATTGTTACTGATAATGTACCACGCATTACTGTTAAAAGTTTTGGCGAAGTTCAAGTAGGAACTGTACAAAATAACAATGCTGTTCTTCGTGTTTACGGTACTATCTATGCTAACAGCGTACAAACAATTAGCGATAACGGACTTACTAGTTCTGTAGAGTTTAAAACAACTGCTGACACTAGCATATACGGACTTGGTATAAAATGGCAAGGACGTGGAACAGATCGTCAACTAGTTATGATGTCGGAGCCAGATAGAATTTGGACTACAGAAGATTTTGACTTAGACAGCGGTCGTTTTTATCGTATTAATAAACAACCTGTTCTAAGTGAAACTACTTTAGGTGCATCTGTAACTCAAAGTAGTTTAGTGTCATTAGGTTCTTTAACAGGGCTAAATGTTATTGGATCTACAACACTAAGGGCAGTATCAGCATCTAGTTTAACACTAGGAAACTTAGTGTATGATTCAACCGGTATTATATCTAACGGTGAATCACTAGTATCTGTTAATGCAAATCAAGTTACTATCGGCAATGCCAACTTACAAAATAATCCAGTTCGTATATTTGGACCATTAAGCATTAATGTAAACAATCCAGATCCTGATGTACAGTTCACAGTCAACGGTGATGTAAAGATTGGAGGTAAGAAGTTTACTAATGGTATTACTGCTCCGGGTACAGGTATTTGGACAGCCGGTGATATTTGCTGGAACACTCAACCAAACTTTGGTGGGCATGTTGGTTGGGTATGTGTAGCCAGCGGAACTCCAGGCGCTTGGGCAGGCTTTGGATTAATTTCTACTCAATAGTATTGACTTATCTACATACTAATGTATAATTAGTATATGCGGACTAAGACGCTCATCCCGCAATAAAAACTCTGCGTGTCATTGCTACTTTTAGGAGATAACAATGGCAAAATTTTATTCAACAAAAACATACGGTAACGACCGCGGCTTATCATGCTGTTTCAGACAATGGCGTGCCACGCATAGCCACTGCTCACTACTACATGGATACTCAATTGGCATCAAATTAATCTTTGAATGCGATACACTAGACGAAAAGAACTGGGGCATGGACTTTGGCGGACTCAAAGAATTTAAGGCGTGGGCAGACTATATGTTTGATCATACCACAGTAATCGCCGAAGATGATCCATTGCTAGATCGATTCAAAGAGATGTCTGGCTGGAGTTCAAATCCAGAACATGATGGCAATCCAGATCGTGTACAAACAGAGCCCTATCGTAGATCAGGTGTATGTGATCTTCGCATTGTACCCGGTGTAGGTTGTGAATTGTTTGCCAAAATGTGCTATGACAAAATGGCAGACTTGCTAGTAAATGGTAATCATCGTTATCCATTAAATCCTAGTGTTCGTATCAAAAATGTAGAAGTATTTGAACATGCGGGTAATTCGGCTACATACGAAGGTTGATCAAACTCATTGACTTATAGTGGACATAGTGTTATAATACATTATGTCCATTATTATTGATTACATATTATGAAACGTATCGGCTTTGCTTGTAAATGGATTGACTTTCCTCATCAGGTTGATGGTATAAAACCCAATGACGAATGTAAAGAATACAACACAGGTAGTACTACTGTGGCTTGGCTTAATCGCCAAACTAAAGATGTAGCAGAACAAAAACTGTGGGACTTAATGGTTCAGAACATCGAATCGACCCGTAAACTTGTAGAACGAGTAGGAGATTTAGATGATAACCTTCGTATGGTACGTATTAGCAGTGACATCTTGCCTGTCTATACTCACAGCGACTGGTCTTATTTTTGGCATCGTGGGGATGTGGTTAAGTATTGTGAGAAACACTTTTTGGAAGTGGGTCGAATTGCTCGCACTCGTAATGTACGTCTCTCTATGCATCCAGGTCAGTTCTGCGTTATGGCTAGCGATAATGAAGGTATTGTTCAACGAAGTATAGAGGAGTTTGAATATCATGCGGATATGGCACGTTACATGGGCTACGGCAAATCCTTTCAGGACTTCAAGATTAACGTCCACATCTCCGGTCGTCAAGGTCCAGCCGGTATCCGCCGTGCGTACCAACGACTATCGCCAGAAGCAAGAAACTGTATTACTATCGAAAACGAAGAAAACTCATGGGGACTAAATGACTGCCTTATTATTAGCGATATCATTCCTATTGTGCTTGATATACACCATCATTGGATACGTGAAGGTGAATACATCAGTAACCAGGATAGCCGTGTTAAGCGTGTCGTGGACAGTTGGCGCGGTCTGCGCCCTACTTGTCATTATTCAGTATCTCGTGAAGATGTTCTTGTGGGCCATGACACTAGTATAATGCCTCGTCATGCTGAACTATTGAAAGAAGGTTACAAAAAGCAAAAGCTCAGAGCACATTCAGACTTTTACTGGAATACAGCAACGAACGAATGGGCTTTGAGCTTTCTAAACACACATGATATCATGGCGGAGAGTAAAGGCAAGAATCTTGCCAGCTTTGCTCTTTACGAGCAAGCTAAGGAACTTAAACTGCTTTAGGCTTTTTTGGAGCACGTGGCTTTTTAACTTTAGTCTCTGGCAAGTAATCAGGATGTTCTTCGATTAATTGCTTAGTTGTTTTAGCTTTTTTAGCCGCAGTCTTTTTAGCAGGAACTGGTGCTGGAATTGACTCTAACATTGCACGAGTAACATCATCAGCAACTGGCGTTGTTGGTGTTTCTACTTTATAAGGTGCTTCGGGTTCTACTGCCTTTGGTTTTAACCCAAAAACTCGTTTAATAAATTCTCTCATAATAACTCTCCTTGTAAAATATTTATTAATAAATATCATTATGTATAACTTTATTAGATATGTTAGCCTGAATGAGGGCAATACTCCTAAAACTTTGGAGCAAACACCATTACCTTACAGTAAAACAGCCCTAGCTCCCAGCATGAGTAAAGCTACGATAGATTATCATTATGGTGAATTGTATAAGGGTTATGTTGATCGCTATAACAAAGGTGAGGGTGACCCGGACTTTAACGAAGCAGGGGCTTTTTTACACGACATATATTTTAGACAATTCCAAAGTCCTTCTAGATCTAATGAGCCTACAGCAATAGCTCTTAATTTTATCAACAAATATTTTACTAACTTTGACAAATTTAAAGAGGCTTTTGAAAAAGAAGCAATGAAAATACAGGGCAGTGGATGGGCATATCTAGCTCGAGACGGTAGCATTAAGACCATAAAAAATCATCAGATTAAAATGGATATAATACTACTAGTAGACTGGTGGGAACATGCATGGGCTCTAGACTATCAGAGTGAGAAGAAAGAATATCTTGAAAACCAATGGAAAATAATGAACTGGAATGTCATTGGTTCTAGAGTCGGTCGAGTAAGTTAAAATCTATCTAACAAATAAATATTATTATGAGAATCTGGGAAATAATTAAAGAAGGTAAAAAACCAATAAATGATCCAAAATTTGTTGGGTTTATGAACAATGCACTAGGTGACCGAGTCGATGCACCGGCACCTCCGCCTGACCCAGATATGGTTGCAATGGGCGGGAGTGTAGCAGAACTAGATAACCCGCATTTCAATTTCCGCCAGGCTATAAATTTTGGCATTAACCTTTTTAGGAAGATGACTCCAGAACAGAAATTAAAATTAGCCAAAAAAGGAGAAGATGCTGTAGAAGAATACATCTACAACATGGCTGTTAAGCACAATATGTTAATAGATTATGACGCAGATGATGATGCTAATCAACACAAATTTGCAGAAGAAGATATTGCAGAATGCCAGGGATACTTACCTGAAATATTCCATGATCCTGCTATCGACAGTTGGGTGATGGTATTAACAGACGGCAAGCCTATTCCTGAACCACGCAAGCGTAAACCAAAAGATTTAGGTCCTTTTACTGTTAAAATTAATCAAATAGCTGATACTCACGATGAGGCGGGTAGAGTCGTAGGTAGCGGATTGAGTAATCGAACTTGGAAACCAGTAAAACAATTCCAGACTAGACCTGAAGCAGAAGCCTACGCAAAACATCTAATTGCCAAATACCCAACGCATTATATTGGTGTTACTAATGGAGCCGATACTCATAACTTAAATGTTACTTATATACATAGCCCACCTGATACACGAAACTAAAGTTGGTCTAACGTCTTAAGACTACTAGCAGGCATACTCCAAACTTTACGACTTTCTACGCCTTTAGCCTGGGCAAATTTCTTAGCATCACAATTACTGCATACGTGATATACATTATTGTTTAATCTTTTTGGATCCATTGATCCTTTATCTCGAGTAAACACTTCTGTACAACAGTCACATCTAAATACCAATACTTGTTTTTCACGCACATAGGTGTGTGTTTTGCCACGGTTACTGCTACGCACATAGTGGTTTTGTCTGACTTCTGTTCTGATATACATAACTGTATTTACATTAAGGTTATAAAACGCTTTGATAAATATTACAAAGAGGCAATTATGATCACTATTTCCGAGTCTGCAAAAACAAAAATCAAGGACATTTTACTTGAAGAAAACAATCCTAAAGTAGCATTACGTACCTTTGTACAAGGTGGAGGATGCAGTGGATTCAGTTATGGCTTTACACTCGACGAAGAAATCAACGAAGATGACTTTGAAATCCCCCTAGATGATTACAAAATACTTGTAGATAGTATGAGTATGCAATATCTTACAGGTGCTGAAATAGATTATAAAGAAGAATTAATGGGCAGTAGTTTTGTAATAAAGAATCCTAATGCAACAACAACATGCGGCTGCGGCAGCAGTTTCGGAGTTTAATAAATGACACAACAAATAATTAATACAGGTATTCAAGGTAACGACGGAACTGGCGACAGCATTCGTGATTCGTTTAATAAAGTTAACAGTAACTTTACTGAACTTTATGCAATATTTGGATTAGGTGGAAAACTAACTTTAGCAGGGCTAGGTGACGGAACTAGCTATGCCGCTAATCAATTGATTACTGCAAACGCTACTGGAACAAGTCTTTCTGCAAGAACTTTAACTAACTCCGATGGTAACTTAGCCATTACCTTTACTGAAAATACTATTGATATTAAAGCTACAGCATCTAAGCTAATTGATGATACTAGTCCTACACTTATTCAAAGTATTAATGCCAACAGTCTTTATACCATTGGTAATATTGTAGATCCTAGTTCATCACTAGTTAATGCATTTAACTCTGTTTATTCAGGTGCTCCTACTACACTTGGACGTTTACCTGTATCAGTTAACTACGGTGTTCAAAATTTTGTTGCGGCTGTTGGTAGTAATTTTAGCAATCTTAATCAAGTGTTGTCTGCTCCTGTTGCGGGCACTTATACCGTTAGCGCGGCTCTTAAAACTCGCTCACAACCATTAGTTCCGCAAATTAGCGATAGTGATTATAACGCTTCATACACAAGTAATTACTTGACTACTGAAGTAATGCAACGTAAAGATACAGTGTACCGTGGTGGTGACACTATGACTGGTGCATTAACTCTTAGCGATCATCCAGCACCATTATCAGGATTTGGAACTCCTAAGTCAAGCTCGGACTTACAAGCGGCTACAAAATACTATGTTGATAATAATACATTTTACAGTTCAGTAAACTTGTATGTTTCTACAACAGGTGATGATAACCAAACTCTTACGCCAGCTGGACGTCAAGGTCGTGCATGGCAATATGCATATAAAACTATTAGTGCGGCATGTTTAGAAGCAGATAGCTTAATGTCTCTAAGTCAATTAGAGCCGGGCCCATATCGTCAAACTATTACTTACACTCAGAACGCTATTCAAACTCAATCAATTGTTAATGCGGCTGGATTAGGAGCAACTGGTAATAATGGCAATAGTGTCTATACTAGTGCGGCTACACTTCTAGAAGACAACAAGCAATTTATTCAAACAGAAACTATTGCATACATTAACCAAAAGTATGTTAGTCAGTTTTCAAACACTGGATTTTATAATTTACTTTATAACATCACACAAGGCATTGGGTACGATGCTATTTTAGGTTCAAACTTTAATACTGTAACCTATGTTACTAGTTTGTTCAATCAATCTTCAGTAAATCAAAATATTGTTGCTAACCAATTGGCACAAGTTACTGACGCAATTAATCAAATTCAAACACAGATTGCTACGTATTCTTACAGTACACCTTTATTAAAGCAATATGTTAGCCAGATTATTTCTGCATTACAGTACGATTTACTATTGGGTTCAAATTTCCAAACTACTATTGCAGGATTAAATTTTAATCATTACGGAATTGGTGTTAGCTCTTCTGAAATGGTTTTTGTATTGAATCAATTACAAGCCACTATCTTAACTACCATCGGATCTAGTAACGGTCAAGGAACATTGATAGCTCCATACTTTACTAATCTTGAAGCAATAATACAAACAGGAACAGCATCAACACCAACATACCCATCAATCAGTTCAACAACTATAGAACAGACTGATGCTAAATCATTATTATTAAACAACGTTGCCTTCTTGCAAGCAGAAATTGTTGCTTACTTAACCAGTAAGTATCCTTCATTAGCTTATAGTAAATCTACTTGCCAACGCGATATACAATACATAGTATGGTCATTGGTATATGATTTAATCTACGGTGGTAACAGTCAAAGTGTATATGCAGGTCTACAATACTGGGCGGCTAGTTATAGCGTTGATACATTCCAGGATCAAGAAAAATCAGCAACCATTGCTTCAATAATTTACTTAAAAACATTAGTTGCAAATGTATTAACCAATACACCATTAGGTACTAACAGTACTGTATTATATCAAACTACAGTACCTCAGTATACTAACCAAACATTAAATCACGTAGTTGCAAATGACACATTAAGCAATAATATTATTGCAAATATTACAACTATACAAATTATTGTTAGTAGCAGTAGTGAATCTGTTGCGGCTACAACTTATAGTCTAGTAACCCCAACTACTCCATCAACTGGAACAATTTATAGTTACACACAGTTGTTTAATCCAACTGCTTGGGCTTTAGCTGCCGATACTGAACTTAAAGCACAGTACAGCATTATTAATAATGATTCATTAACTGCTGATGTTTCTAGTTTATTCAAAACAGTTAATCAAATATTAACCTACGGTGTAGGAACAGCACAAATTCCAATTACTGGAACTAACACTTCTTCATTCTCAACAAACAATGTTTATAATTTATACGTAGGACAACCAATTACGTTTGCCCAAGTGTGGGGAGGTAGTGTTAACCTTGCAGGAACTAATGGCGGAACATACTACATCTATTCTATTGATAGTGTTAATAATCAATTTACAATTAGTACAACTAATCCATTAGCTGGAAATGCAACTCAAAAGACATTAGTATCAACATCTGGCACAGGTACTGCGACAGTTTATAATCGTCCAACACCATTTATGCCAAGCCAAACATATTCTACATATGGCAATGCTGCCGCAGGTATATTGGCAAACTTACAATTCTTAGCAGAAGATGCATACTTGTATGCAACTATTAATCACAGCGGATTTATTCCTGCTGAAGGTATAACTGCATTTAAAAATAGTATTGTATATCTATCTGAAGCAGTTGCTTATGATTTAGCATCTACTACTGCTACTGTAGCATCTAGTTCTGCTTCATGGTATGCGGCTAATCAGATCATGCTAAACTTTGCTAAGGGTGGATCAGAAAATTCTATTTGGTACGGTGGCGTTAATACAGTTATTGCTAGATTGCTAGACAGTATTACAAAAGTTTCAGAAGATAATGCTGTTACAACACAAGTTGGAGCAATCCTTGCTCAAACATTTAGCACAAGTTTTGACACACCACACGCATTTGCCGCAGGTGCAATTACTACATTGTTCTCGTCAATTATTGAACCAGTAATTGCAGGAGCTACAATTACTCCAACATACCCATCGTTGGCTACTTATGTTACTACTAACGCTCAATTATACAACGCAACACAGATTGTTATTAATCAAGCATCAACTATATCTAACAATATTTTAGCTTATATGGCTAATAAGTATGTTGGTGGTTTCTCTTACAATCAAGCCACTTGTTATAGAGACGTCGGCTATGTAATTGATGCAATGGCTATTGACTTATTAACTGGTGGTACATATCAATCAATTAATGCAGGTAAGTCATACTATAAAAATGCATCAGCGGCTACAATAGCTATCGGTACACAGTATGCTGAAACTGTTGACGGATTGAAATATGCTGAAACACTAGCAATACAAGTTTTAAATCAAGTTTCAGCATTACGTTACCAATCACAAATATCACAATATCCTGCATCGTTTAATTCAGGACTTGGCGGTGCTAGTTCTGCAACAAGCCAACTACAAACATTGTATGCAACCATGTTAGGTATTATTACCAACGGTGTTGGATCAGCTCCAACTCCAAGTTTTGGTACAGGTTTGTGGAGTATTACATTTGCTAACGGTGGACGTGGTTACGTTGATCAAGGTGCGCCAGGTGACGTTCACATTCTTCCAGGACAAATTTTAATTGGTAATACCAGTGGAGCACAAGGTGTTATTGTTAGCTACACACAAGGAACATTGTCAAGTTACGATACAATCGTTGTTCAATTAACTCAGCCAGGTTTCTTCCAGCTAAATGAAACATTAGACTTTGGTGCAACTACTTCAAGTTTACAAATTACTATTAATGTTGAAAGCGGTATCTACTATGAAGATTTCCCAATCAAGTTACCACAAAACTGTACAATCGCAGGTGATGATTTCCGCCGTACGATTGTGCGCCCGGCAAATCGAATTAGTCAAAGTCCATGGGTTAATACGTTCTTCTATCGCGATGCAGTCATTGATAATTTATTAACAGGTCAAATTAATTTTCCAAGTTTAGGCCGTGGCGGTATTGATTATGCTGTATCAGCTAACACTTCATTAACCTTAAGTGCAACTAGTGGTTCTATAACTGGTACACTAGGTAGTGGTACTGCTCCAAATAGTTGGGTTAATTTAATCTTAACTGATGCTATTGCATTGTTTACTGGATACATTAGTGGCAATACTTTAACAGTATCAAGTGTTACTTCAGGAACAATTACTGGTGCTAACAACGGATATACTTCAACATATACTGCTCCTAACTTTGTAGGTCAATACATTATTGGGCCTGGAATCCCAGCAGGCACTTATATTACTGGCACTACAGCAGGTGGATCAACTGTTCAAACAAGTGCTTCTACTTCATGGTATTTAAACAACACACTAACAGCAGGATCTAGCGGATCTCCTGTTAATTTAATTGCAGTAACTGGTCTAGCACAAGTTACCAATGTCAGCGGTAATGTAATTTTTGCTAACGTATTACAAGGATATCCATTTAATTCAGCAGACGCAAGTCCAACTGTAATGGCATCCGGATACTGGCATTTGTTTAGCGGATTGCCATATGGATATCATTATCTAACTGATCCACAAAACGTATATTCAACACCTTTAAACAACAAGAACATTGACATGTTCTTAGTAAATGATGCTACTCGTGTTCGTCTAATTTCAGGACAAGGCCATGGCGGCTTTATGATGGTACTTGATCCTAATGGACAAATTAAAGCCAAGTCTCCATATGCTCAAGAATCTGGTTGTTTCTCAGGTAGTATTAACGAACCACGCTTTGCAGGTGGACAATTTATTGACGGATTTTCTGGAAGACTATCAGGTAATATTACTTCTGTAAATGCTGTCAACGGAGTTGCAGGTGTAAGTCTAACAGTTACTGGAACACAAAATACAGGTTTAGATGTTCGTGCTCCGCAAGTACCGTGCTCATTCTTTGTTCAAGGTAATCGATATCAAGTTAATGAAATTCTTAGTTATACACAGGCTGTACAACAAGTTCAAAGTTCATACGCATCAGGTGGTGCAAGTGGTTCTTTAACATTAGTTGTAAATTCAGCTAGTGGTATTGCTAAAGGAATGCTAGTCACAGGTAACGGTGTTCCTGCTTATACTTACGTTGATCCTCTTTGGAATGGCTCAACAACTATATTGTTAACCACAGCACTAAACGCACAAGCGGCTGGTACTTACACATTCTCATTACCTCAAACTGTAATGGTATTAGATGCGTCTACTCCATTTAGTCCATTGACTGCATTTGGAAATAGTTACTCAACTATTAGTACTGTACTTGGCACTGTTATCGATGCAGTGGCATACGATTTAGCATTAGGTACAAATTATCAAAGTGCTAAATTAGGATTAACATTACTTCAACCACAAAATATTCCTACAGGACTAGCGTTATCATTGACTAGTCAAGGAATCACTTATGTTGGAACAAAAATTGGAAACTTGAATGCTCCGGCAGTAAGTGGCGGTAGTTTATCAAATATTAAGTCTAGTTTAAATACAATAACAAATATTCTTAATAACGGTTTAAGTTATGTGCCAACTATTGTTTGGCCAACTACAACTAGCACATATACTACAGCTAATCAACTAGCTGTAAAGAATATTTTACAAATAAACAAAGCATTTATACAACAAGAAATTACAGCTTGGATTGCTTATAATTTTAATATTAGTGCCAACGCGGCTTATAGTGCTATCAAGAGTCAACGAGATATTGGCTATATTATTGATGCATTAACCTACGATATTGTGTTCAATAACGCAGGTAACAATAGCAACAGCATGATGTATGATATTGCTCAAAGTTACTATAGTGGCGGTACTAGCGAATTACAAATTACTATTGGTAACAGTACTGTTAGTGTACAAGCAATTTGTTTAGCATCATTTGTAAGACTTAATCAAGTATTGCAATCAGTTGTTATTAATCAAGCAATTACTCCTACAAGTGGTAATAACCTAACACAAGATCGTACAACATATACGTATTCTTATAGCGCACCAACAGCTGAACAAACTAGAATTGCAACACTAATTGGTTATCTAATTGATTATGCAACTGATGGATCTTTCAATTGGTCCGCAATAGGTACTGTTACTAGCGGTAGTACTGTAATACAAAACGTTTCTTGGATTCCAGGATTAACTACACCAGCTACTGCTAATACATATATTACAGGAACAGGTATCCCTGCAGGTGCTTATATTACTGCTCTTAATGGTGCAAGTATTACTATTACTGGGGCAACTGCTACAGCTACAGGAGTTGGTACAAATAGTATTGCAACACTTACCTATGCCGCTCAAGCAACTGTTCCGTTCACTGTAGGTTCAACATTAACTGTTACTGGTATAACTCCAAATGCATATAACGTAACAGCTACAGTATTATCTGCAACAACTACTCAAGTAACGTATGCGTTAACTACTACTCCATCAAACGGATCTGCGTTCACAGGCGGAGCAGTTGGCAACTACACTGCAAACGTAGGTGGTCCAATTACAATTAGCTCGGCTGCTACTGTAACTTCGCCTACAACTAACAGTAACAACATTGACGGTACTGTAATTACATTTACAGGTGGTCAGTTATCATCGGTTAATGCACTTGGTAGATATAGTCCATACGTTAGCCTTACTGATTTCTCAACTATTGAAGCTCAGAAATCTACTATGATCGGAACATATAGTTCTGCATCATTCAGTGGTTATATCTCAGGAACAACATTAAATGTAACAAGTGTACAAAGTGGAACTATTGTTTCTGGTATGGTTATTTCTGGAAATGGTATAACTTCAGGTACAACAATTACTGCCAACTTAACTGGTAGCGGATCAACTGGGGTTAGCACATGGACCGTAAATGCTTCTCAAGTAGTTGCATCCGGTGTCAGTCCTATTAACCTAATTGGTTCAACATCGTCTGGTTTAGTATCGTATATCGACCAAGGTGGAGGTTTAAATATTCCAATTGAGATGGGCGGTAACCGTTCAATGTTGGCAAACGATTATACACAAGTTAACGATTTAGGTTACGGTGTATTAGCAACTAATAACGGTTTAACAGAACAAGTTTCAACCTTTACTTACTATAACCATACTGCATATTGGGCGTTGAATGGTGCTCAGATCCGTTCTGTTGCTGGGTCTAACTCAAACGGTGACTACGGACTACGTGCTACTGGTTATGATCAGACTCAAATACCAAACGTTGTTACTTTAGCTAGCAACCAAATACAAACTGCTCGTGTTTATAAACAAGGTTCTACTGCTGGCTATATGGTTCCAACAGCGGCAACTCCTGCGTTAAGTGTATGGGTTATTGGATATCAATACACACCATTTAACAATTCAGAAATTGAAATTGATCACAGTCTAGCAGGCGGTGGTATTACTCGTTATTCAGTAGCAAACGTTCAACATGCTGGTATTCAAATTAATGGAGAAGACGTATTACAACTAAGTTTTAGTACATCAGGTACTGGTGGTACAAGTACCAGCGGATTACAATACCCATTGTATGATGGACAGTTAGTTACAATCCGTGCATTACAAAACCAAAAAGTTCTAAATGTTGCAACTGTACATCCAACTCGCCCAAGTACTAGCTTCCAGTATTCAAATAACTTGGCCACTGTTTATAGAGTTATTGCTTATAACTTAATCGAATCAACAGGTGAATCTTTAACACAATTAACAACCGGTGCTACTGCAACCTACGTAAGTCCTACAAGTAACGCTACTAGTTCTGCTGTTATCAGAGTAACACTTGGGTCTGGAACTATTAGCGCAGGACAAGTGATAAGTGGTATTGGATTTACCGGTACCTTAACTGTTTATAGCGTTTCGTTTATTAGTGGTTCAGATTATGCAGTAACATTAACTGGTACTCCTACTACACAACCAACTGTAGGCGAAACTATTGTATTCTCAAATGTAGTTCAAACTACATCAATTATTCAAACTGACTCATCATTTAACTATTATCAGTTGGCTACTGATCCGATCACTGTTGGTACAGCTGATCCTACTCCGTATCTAACAGGATATGCTAGTGCTACAGTATCAAGTATTTCATCTACTACCCTTGTTGTTTCAAGTGTATCTGGTACTATTGCACAAGGCATGACTGTTGGTGGATTAGGATTTACTACACAGACAGTTGTTAGTGTATCAGGCCCAAGTGCAGGCAATTACACAATTACATTAAGTGCAGTTCCTACATCAGGCATTACTCCTGTTGGATTTGTATACTTTGCTGTTAAGACATTAGGTGCTCAAGTTGGTGATAATAAGATTGCTGTTAGTCCGCTTTCACAATCAATAACAATATCACAACTTAATACAGGAACATACATTACTTCTTATAACGGTCGTGTACATCGTGTTATTAGTTACACTCCACCTGTATTAGTTGCTACAGCAACTTATGTAAGTGGAGGAACTTCTGTTACTCCTACACTAACTGTTAGTGGCGTAACAGGAACTATTATTCCAAGTGTAATAGCAAGCAACCAATATACCTATGTATACAACAACACAGGAACAGGATTTACCGGGCAAGCAGTTTATGTTACTGCGGTAAGTGGTCCAAACGGCAGTGGTAATTATACTGTAACACTAAGTGGAACTGTAAGTTCAGTAACAGCTGGTGCGTCATTATCGTTTGGTACGAATCAACAGTCTTATATAACTATTGATCCAAACCCAATATACAACCTTGCAGGATCTAATGTTTCAGCAGGTGCTTTAACATTTGTTAGTTCTCAATATAGCGTTAATAACACCAGTTACGAATACGTAACCTATAATGTTCCTAACACACAAACTAGTGCTAACCCAACACCAGTGTTACCACCAGTAGATAGTTACATTGCAATTAGCGGACAAAGTACTGCATCGTACAATGGTACATATCAAGTTGTAGGTAACACTAGTCAAACAACAATTAGTGTTTCAAGTATAACAAACTTACAAGTAGGTATGATCCTATCTAGTAGTACAACTGGTGCAATTATACCTCCTAACTGTATTGTTCAATCAATATCAAGTACTGGAAACACATTTGTAGTAAGCCCTGCATGTTGGTTACCGCCAGGTGCAAGTATTACTGCTACGTTCCCTCTAACAGTGGCTAGCATTACAGTTAACACTCTTGGTAATAACGGATATGCAACAGCACCTACACTAACATTCAGTGGTGGTGGCGTTGATTCAACTCATGGCATATTTGCACAAGCATACTGTACAGTTGACTCTGTAAGTCAAACTATTAACTCACTTGTGGTAGTTGTTAGCGGTGGTTACGGTTACACTTCAGCTCCAACTATTACTCCAAGTTATGGTAGTGCAACATTTAATGTAACAATGTCTAGTGTTACACCATTCAGTGCAACTATCACAGGATCAAGTAATACTACACAAATTGCAGTAGGTTATCCAACTGCAAGAAGTGAAGTAGCATCTATTACATCTAATTTAAGCCCTACAGTTGGTGGAGTATTAACTGGAATTCAATTTACAAGTAACTTGTTAACAGTTACATCAACTGCTGGATTAATAGTAGGCAACCAAATTATATTCACACTACCTACTTCTAGTTCATCTCAAGCAGGATATATTGTTGCAGGTGTTCCAGCATCATCAACAGCTGCCGCTACAGTAGGAACTACATACTACATTCAAAGCATTTACAGTAGTACACAGTTTACAATTAGCACTTCGCAATTTGGTAGTGCATTTGTTCCAGTATCTAGCGGTACTGGTAGTATTACCGGACTTGCAATTAACTGGGTAGCAACTAACTTTACCTTTGGAGGTAGCAATACCTTTACTGGTTACACTATCAGCAATGCAAGTGTGTCAGGTTCAGGTTCAGGAACTTATACTGCTACATTGACTGTAGCAACTATGACTATTACTCCAGGTGCTTACTATCGAGTATGGAACAGTATTAACGTAGCATTTAACGGAACATGGTTGTGCGTAAACAGTACTGGCGGTTCTGGTTCAAGTTTACAATTACAGTATCCAAACAACCCTGGATCATTCACAGGTTCAGCAAGCGTAAGCATAGAAGCAACTACAAGCTCTAGTTCAAACTTAGGTATTAGTAAACCGTTTACTACAACTACAGCATTGAAGGTTGGTTATCCTGCACAATCAACAGGACAGATTATTGTTAACATCAGTACTTGCCGTGCTACAGGACATGACTTCTTGTTAATCGGTACTGGCGGTTACAACACTTCTAACTACCCAAATACAATCTTTGGTGCTCCAGCTATATCAGCTAAACCAGGAAATCAAATTGTTGAAGAAACTGTTGGTCGTGTATTCTACATGAGTACTGACGAAAACGGTATCTTCCGTGTTGGTAAGTATTTTACTGTTGACCAAGGTACAGGTACTGTTACATTTAGTGCTTCAATTGCTTTAAGTAACTTGACAGGTTTAGGTTTCAAACAAGGTGTTACAATTACAGAATTCTCAAATGACGCTTCAATGAGTCAAGATTCTGACTTCGTAGTACCAACACAAACTGCTGTCATTGGTTACATTAATGATCGTTTAGGATTAACAAATACTGGCGCGGCAACTACCGCAAGTAATTTAATTGGTCCTGGCTTCTTACCGTTAAGTGGCTCATTATCTATGAAGTCTAACTTAAACATGGGTAATAACAACATCATTAACGTTGGTACTCCAGTTAACGGAACTGATGCCGCTAATAAGACGTATGTTGATGCTACTGCTTACTTAGGCGGATTAAAAGACGTAGAGCTTACAACACCAGCTGTAGGAAATATTTTAATATATGATACTACAACAGGTAGTGCAACTGCTACAACACAAAATTCAAACGTAATTAACGTTACTTCAACTACTAACTTAACAATTGGTGATACAATTACATTTACTGGATCAGCATTACAACCATCTGGATTGGCCGCTGGTACTTATTATATCACTAGTGTTAACACTGGTACTAACCAAATAACAGTTAGTTCTACATTAAATGGAAGTAATCTTGTACTTTCTAATGGTACTGCATCTGCTAATCAAGTAACATTCCTAACAACTCGTTGGAGAAATATTGCTATACCTCAAGGATCTAACCCAGTTGTAGCAGTTCAAGGAGCAAGTGGTACAGGTTCTGTTGCAACATTAACTTACTACGCTTCAACTAGTCAATATGTTGTAGGACAAACTATTATTGTCAACGGAATGGTTCCAACAGGATATAACGGTATATATGTTGTTACTGCAAGTACATTTAGTGCCGGTACAGGTAATGTAAGTTATAGTAATACCACTAGCGGATCTGCAACGACGCTTGGTACTATTATTGGTAATAGTAGTAACTGGACATATAATTCTGCTAGTTCTACACTAACAAACATTATTAATTCAAACAGTATTGTTGATAGCATGGTTAACAGCGCGGCAGCAATTCAACAAAGTAAATTGTTGATGCAATTTGCCACTGCTAGTACTGCTACTGCTCCAACAGGCTATACACAAAGCACTACTGGTTTAGCTCAGTTTAACAGCAATGTGTTTACATCAACATATGGTTGGATTGATTTAGTAGGTTCTACTTCAACTACAACTGGTATTCAACCAGGTAAGTTAACTTACCAACCTCAAGGTACGCTAGTTGGTAACTTAGGAACTGTTGACGGAACTGCTTCAGGTAATGCGGCTCCTGTTAATACTGTTAGTTTTAACAATGTTGCCATTTATGGTAATGCTATAACTAATGATAAATTTGCAACTGCTGGAACTGTAACTCCTGGTATTATGTACATTAGTAGTACAACAGGAGGTAACGGTAGTTCAGGTTATGCTGGTGCTACTCCAACTGGTTTCCATACTAGCTATGGTACATTAACTTATAGTACAATTCATGGCGTAAGTACTATTCCATACTCTGATTCAAGTACTGGATTTATTGACGTAACTGGATTAAGTATCAGTGGCAATAACGCACTAAGTTATAACAGCACAGGTAGTGTGTTTAATCACAAAGCACCTGGAGGTTATACTTGGGCTACCGTTAGTGGTTCTAGTACAGGTAATATAACACTTGGTGGTGGTATAGGTACCACAATGAACATTGGTGCTAACTCACAAATTACTTTAGGTAGTGGGGGAAGCGTTGACGTTAGTGGTGCTAATTTCTTTACCAATAATATTGTTGCTGGTGCGTATGCTGGAAGTCTAGTTACAACTAATACTGCATACTTCTATGGACAATTTAAACTTTATGGAACTTCAACATTAACTGCTACATACTCCGCTGACTTAGCTGAGTATTATGAAGGTGATGCTGAATACGAAGTAGGTACTGTAGTTGTATTTGGCGGTGATAAAGAGATTACAGTTACTGATCAAATAAACGACACACGCCTAGCAGGGGTAGTAAGTCATACAGATAAGGCAGCGTTTGTAATGTATGACGAATGTCCAGGATTGAAAAATCTTGTAGCACTAGCCGGACGTGTTCCAGTTAAAGTTGTTGGCCGTGTTAAGAAAGGTGACATGTTGACAACTAGTGCAACCCCAGGATACGCTGTTAAAGCATTGACACCGACACTAGGTGCTATTATTGGTAAGGCATTACAAGATAAAGATTACGGCGAAGCTGGAATCATTGAAGTTGCTGTAGGGAGAAATTAATGACACAACAAACAATCAATATAGGAACTACAGTCAACGATGGTACTGGCGATCCGCTACGTACTGCGTTTACTAAAATAAATGCTAATTTTACAGATTTATATACTAGTTACGTAACTTCGACAAGTTTAACTAGTACACTAAGTTCTTATGCATTATCTTCTAATGTCACATCTATACCAAGCCAGACTAATAATGGCGGAGCAGTATTAACTACAAACGGAACAAGTTTAAGTTGGGCAGTTCTTACATCTAATTCGTTAACTAATGGCAGTTATACTGCTACGTTAAGTAACACAGGAAATTTTACAATTCCTGGAAATATTGACGGTTCCGCTAGCACTAGTACTATTTTTGCAACTCCTAATACAAGCGTAGCTTTACTTAATGCGGCTTCTACTCTTACTTTTGCTAACGGTGCTACTACATTAACATTAGGATATAATGGTACAAGTGCAAATAGTACAACTAACATTAATACTGCCTCAGTAGCAAATACAATTACTAAAACAGTAAACATCGGTACTAACGGTGCAACAGGTTCTACAACTAATATCAATATTGGCACTGGATCAAGCGGAACGGTATCAGTTACCATTGGTGGTGTTACTACGTATAACGGCGCAGTTAAATTTAATGGTGCTCTACAAAGTGGTGGTGGGGCAACTAATATCACATTAAGCAATAATGGTCCAACTCTAAACGGTACAACCACAGTAGGTATTGTAGCCACAGCACAGACCGCTGGAACAATAGGTAGTGCAACAACTATTGCACCAACTAACCCAATTACATTTATATCAGGGACTACACAAATTACTACCATTACCCCGCCTAGCGGAATTGCAACATATGGCGGGCAAATTACACTTATTCCTACAGGAATATGGACTACTAGTACAAGTGGAAATATTGCCCTAGCATCAACCGCAGTGGTATCTAAAGCAATGATTATGACATACGACGGCGGTACATCAAAATGGTACCCAAGTTATTAATAAATACTAAAAGAGAGCGGCAACAATGACACAATTATTACTACCAGTACAACTAGGAACATACGCAAATGACGGTACAGGTGACGATTTGCGTACCGCATTTCAACGAGTTAATAACAGTTTTGCTCTGTTAAGTACTACTATAACAGGTGCTACAAATGTAGGATCTGGTACTGGTATTTGGAAGGACACCACTAATGGCAATTTAGAATTTAAAAGTCTAACTAGCATAGGTGCAACTGTATCAATTACAAATACAGCTACTACTGTAAATTTAGAATCAATTGCTACTCTTTCAACTGATCCAAATCCTACATTATCGCATAACTTAAACCTAAATAACAATTACATTTACGGTGGGGATAGTAAAACAACAGTGTACGGATACGATCAACGCATCAGTAACAATTTGTTATCCATCCTTATAGACAATAATAATTTAAATGTAGACTTAGGGTCTTTTAGTAACCCTACTGGATTTGAAACCGCTCCAATGATTCCTGCAGGCAATGGACAAACTAGTGGCGGATACTCATGGGACTTTGGTACAAATTTTACAACTACAAATGATCATATAAATTTTGGATACATTACAACTGCCGATCTTGTTCAAGACGGTCAGGATCATCAATTAGTATTAAGCGGTAATTTAATTACTGTAGGTAATCATAGTCTAACTTTAAATTTATTAGGTAATTCTAATCTAATACTTCCAAGTAGTGGAACATTATTAACTAGCACTAGCCCTGCTATGACTAACCCTATTATTACTGGAACTGCTAATGTAAGTAATGTTAATGTAACTGGAACATTAACAGTGGGCGGAACAAATCTTAAATCTTTAGCAATCGCTATGAGCGCCGCATTAGGCTAACACTATGCCACTAAACATTTGGACAAAACCATCAGGATACAATTTTAGCAATAACGGACAACCATTCCCTGAACAGGTAGCCGTTAGTGTTTCGCTACCTGTTACTACAACTAATCTTACCTTTACTATAATTTCTGGTGCGTTGCCAGGAGGCTTGGCTATAAAAAATGGAGTTATCACCGGTAGTCCATTTGTTACTCAAGGTATACAAACATATCAATTTTGTATTAGAGCCAATGGAACTGCTAACTCAACAGCCGCACAGTTTGATGCAGGAAAATTTATACCAGGTGGAACTATTACTGGAACATTTTTAGTGGGTATGACATTAACTGGTTCCGGTATTCCTACAGGAACTTATATTGTTTCAGACAACGGTGATGGAACGTTTGCTGTAAATATTACTGAAAATATTGCAAGTGTATTAGTTAATGGTTCAGGGTTTGCTGATAGAACATTTACTATCCAAATTAACGGAGCAAATGCTCCAGTATTTGAAACTCCTGCTGGTAATTTACCAGTTGGAGTACATCACCAGTTATATGCGTTAGATGGAAACTATGTTAGTTANCAAATTGAAGCATTTGATGAAAACACTGTACTTGGAAAAAATTTAAAATATTTTATTGCCAGCGGTGATGGATTGTTGCCTCCAGGGTTAACACTTTCTGACTCAGGTGTAATCAGCGGATATGTATTGCCTAATCCTCAAACTGTAATTACTGTTACAGATGGTGATGGCACATTTGACGAAACATATTTTGATGATGCAGGCTACGACTTTGCTATTGTGCCCACAGATGGATTTGACACATATCAATATGACGATGTTACTTGGGACTATAGTTCTAAGGTAAGACTGCCTAGCACCTTAAATCAAAATTATCAATTTAAAGTTACAGTATCAGATGGTATAACATCTGCTCAAAGAATTTTTAAAATATTTGTATTAGGTAGTGATCAATTCCGTGCAGACTCTATAAGCCGAGATGGATTTGCAGGTAGTTTTACTGCTGACTCTAGTTTCCTTAGAAATCCCGTTTGGCTGTCAGATGCAAATTTAGGTACTTATAGAGCTAATAACTATCTTACTGTACCAGTATTATTGTACGATAATGCTGATGTTATATTCCGATTAGAAACAACTAACTGCGAAGTATATGCAGTTACACAAAAATTAACTCAGTATGACAATATAAAATCAATTACATTCACTGGTAATCTTACTAGCGGAAGTAATGTAGTCACCGGAGTGTCTCATGCTTACGCATACAGTATAGGACAAACTATTCAAGGTGCAGGTATTCCTAGTGGTGCTGTTATCAATAGTGTTAGTCATGATGTTTTATTATCTAATGTTGTAATCACCGGAACTGGTGGTACATTTAGTTGCGCTTTTGCATCTACTCAAATGTTTGTTGGACAACAAATAGTTGTTGCAGGTACATTTGGTGTATCAAAAATGATATCAAATTATTTAGATAAAAATATTTCTAATACTTATTACATCATTGCTACTAACGGATTTACAACATTTACACTATCATCAAGTTTTAATGGGTCAGCAGTTCCAACTATTGCAGGAACCCCAACAGGAGTAACATTTACTGCTAATTCTTATACGTTAACAATGTCAACAAATGCCACATTAACCCTTACAGGGTCGACAATGGTATACAGCGGTACTCATTTAACAGTTATTAATGTAACCGGAACTCCAACTGCTGGACAGTATTTAACATTTGACAATTACATATCTAATGCGACTGGTACAGTTTATCAAATATCAAATGTTGCCAGCCTAGGATCTAATTCATA